GGGGAGTATCCGACGGTACCTGAGTCTGTGAGGTTACCCTGAGCGTTAATGTCTACTGTGATTTCGACATAATCCTTTGAGCGCTCGATAGCAGCAGCTGTGTAGGCACCCTTTGTAACGGTTGCCTGGATCTGAGTAGCTGCAGCGCCTGTACCTTGAGCCCAGTTAAAGACCAAAGCAGGCTGAGTGTTTGTCAAGAAGTTAGTGAGCTGAGTGTCAGCTTCCATAAGGAAAGTGACCTTGCCTGTGACTTCGAGAGCTCCTACGAATACCTGGTAAGGGTTTTGTGTATTTCCGATACCAAAGATAGGAGTTACTGGACGCTTCATATCTATATTTCCAGTAGTCGCGTTAGAGACTGTGGTTCCAGCTACTGAAACTGTGCCGTACCAAACAGGGGTAGGTAGGACGGTTGAGAAGCTAGGAGTAGGAGTTGAAGCTGTAGCTGAAAGCCAGCCAGTAGACTTTGCGTCGTATTCAAGAAGTCCCTCAGCTGTGAACTTGAGAGAGAAATCGTGGAATTGTTGTCCTGCGTAAGCGCGGGTGTTAGCTGCATAGAAATCAGTCATTGTGAAGGCAGCTGGTTGAGCGTCTGCAGCTGCTGTAGCTGAGTTTTTAAGAGCAATAGTGTGGACGTACGGTGCTGAGCCTGAAACTACATCTTCACCGAGAAGTCCTGCTATTGGATAGCCGATTGTGTCCGCAAAAGCTGCTCCACTAAAGTCGAATGTAGAGTTTCCGCGACCTTGAATGTAGTTGTAATTCTTAACGAGTGATCCACGTAGACCCTCATCATAGAGAGCTCCGTACGTATCAACTGGCTTGAGGGTAGAAGCTAGGACAGGGATAAATACAGTCGGTGTAACTGGTGTTCCCTTTGTTGTCTCTTTAGCAATACCTACGTACGAACGGTGTGTATTTTGTACTGACATTTACTCACGCTCCTTGCGTTGTAGCAGACGGGGCTGCTGGTGTCGGTGCAGCTGCAGCTGCTTTTTTAATTGCTGTTGCAGGAGTTACGTCGGCTGCCGTGAAATCTGCTGGAGCCTCAAACGTGTCGCCTGGTTTTACTGTCAGTACAAGCGTAGGAAACTCACGATCGCCGTCGCCTGTGTAGGTGTAGCTTGCCATTTTTCTCCTATGCCTGGATCATTTCAGTTACATCAAAACGAATCTCTGCGAAAGTTTCAGTAGCGCCGTTGTCTGACGTTATAGGCTCTCCGTAAAGAGTATCTATCGCAGGCTCGGCACCCTGCCACACCAGATTTCCAGTCGTATCACCGAATCTATGATCTGCTCGCAGCGTTGCCTTAATGTTGTCTATAAGTGTATCAAAATCTGTCATAGCGTCCTCGGCGTCTCTCTGCATTGAATGGTGAAAGACCTGTAGAACGACCGTGAAGTCCACTTGTTTCCAGCCGTTAGTAGCTCCACCGATAGCTATGCGCTTTTCACGTTCACTCTGAATAAAGATTACAACTGCAGCTCTGGAAAGCTGTCCAGCCGTCGCATTGACCTGGTAGTTAATGCGCTTTGGGAAAGAAGTAAATATCTGATTAAGCCCACCGATATTGGCATTTTTTAGATATGTATAAAGCGTACCTCGGACGCCTGTGCGACCTGCCATTTATCGAACCTTACGGAATGGACGCAGTAGCTCCTTAGCCAGTGCAAGGTCAGAGCCGATAATGTCTTGAACGCTAGGACCAGAAGAAGGTCGAGTAGTAACTGCCATAGTCAAAGAATTATCACCGCGAACCTTGAGGAAATCTGTAACCACCAGGATTGCAGCTTCTTTGACAGCACCAGGCATACCTGAAAAAACTGCGTTTGTATGGGTGTAGACCAAAGGTGTTGTCACTGGAACCGTCAAAGATCCATAGGTGTAATTAGAAGCTACCTGAAAGCGCTCGCTATATTGACCGTCATAAAAGTTAATTGTCTGTCCTGCAACGATACCTGTCGCGTCAGTAACAGTCACTGTGCTTGATCCAGCTGTACCGCTACCGATTGTATCTACGTAACCGCAGACATAGGTGTAATTGGTATAAATCTGAGAACCAGAAGAAGGTGGAAAACCGAACGATAAAGGCCCCTGGGAGCTGTATGAGAGGCTCATTTGAGCTATTGGATAGATCACCTTATCCGACTCAAACCAGAGCGAACTGAGGTCTGTGACGGTCGTTAAATTGGTAGGTGAAGGGCCATAGCTAAGAGAGTTGAAGGAGACAACAGGGTTGATCTCTGGACGGATAATGAGATTGCCTTGAGGGGTCATACGCGTACGCTGCTGCTCGGTCATTGTGCGAGCAATTAAAGACTGGTTGAGGTGTGTGTTGATCCAGGAGCTAGCGCGACCAATAACAGTGAGGAGCTCTGCGTCTTGTTGAGCTTGAGTACCGCCTACTACAAGGTTGTCATAGTCAATAGCTGTAGGGGCATTTTTGTATTCGGCAACACTGAGGTATTCGTCGTCTTGATAATACGGTGTGTTATTAGTTACCGCTGGTGTTGTCATACTCTATATCCCCATCTGTGCGTGGCGTGGATTCGTACTCGTGTCCGCACCGTGAGCACTTTCTAAACCACGATCCGAAACCACATTGGGTACAAGTGTACCCTCGCTGACGGTCTCCAGGATTGTAAGCATTGAGAGAAGCCTCTACAAAGCCCTGGTCTTTTAGCGCTTTAATATGAGTTTTATTAGTAACCTCGTACAAACCAGACTTATCAGCTCTATAACGAGTAACTCCAGATTGACCTTTGATATTAGTTTCTTTTACGTGTCCGTCGCGTGGTACTAACCGTGCCATTTTTGCCTCTCTTAAACGATAAAGGGAGAGAGCCAAAGCTCCCTCCCCGTATCTTATTCAGTTTTTACTTATGCAGCTGTGATTCCTGAAACGATACCGTTCCAAGCTGGAGCTGTGCAGAAGAATGTTCCGCGGAAGTAAGTTGAGAACTCATAAGCGAACTGAGTGACAGGCCATTGGATACCCATATAGTCCTGAACGAGGTAGTTAGACCAAACGTCTGAAACCTCTGTGTCAGGGATCGGAAGGGTCCAGCTAATTACTGGAGCCACTCCTTGTGGGAGCCACGGATGAACGATTAGGTCCACTGACTTTCCTGTTACTTCGTTCACAATTCCACCGACGACTGAACCGAGGATTGCTCCTGTGGTTTCATCTTGAGTGATATTGAGACGGTAGTTAGCGTTAGCTGCACCCTTGATTGAGTCAGAGAGCTGCTTACGGTCTGAACCGTTAATGAGGATAGCGTCTGGATCAGCCTTTACAGAGTTGTAGAGACCAGCGAATACTGTCTGGAACTCTGTACCTGGGTTGCTGTTTGAGAAGGTGCTACCGATATTGTTGATAAATCCGCTGTTTGATCCGAGGAGTGTTGGAAGGATTCCGTCATAACCTGTTGAGTAAGCAGAAGTATCAGAAGAAGCGCGTGTAGCTACTGCGCCTGTAGTTGTATATGGAGCCTGGTTTCCTGTTGAGGAAGTACCTGTACCACCGAGGGTGAATACAGTTCCAGTTGTACGGCCCTGGTACTTAGCATTAGCTGCACCAGTAGTTGTACCTACATATACGTTGTAAGCAATAGCTCCTGTTACAGGAGAGATTGTTACTGTAAGAGCTTGTGAAGTTGTAGCTTGTGACTGTACAGAAGTCAATACTGACTCACCGAAACCAGTTGAAGATACACCAGCGTCTGCTGTTACATAGACGTAGTAAGTTGCGTTTGTAAGAGCTGTTACTGAACCAGTTGCTGTTACAGCAGCAAGAGTTACTGTTGAAGGAGCTGCAAGAGCGCCTGAGTAACCAGAAGCTGTACCGCGACCCATCAACATCATTCTTTCTTCCATCAACATTGTTGCGTAAAGTGTTGAGGTTGAAGATAGCTGACGTAGATCTTGATATCCAAGACCTGAGAAGTTAGCGTCGAAGCTAACTGAGTCAGATAGTGAGTATGAGTTGTACGGTAGAACGATATCGTCTGCTGTGTAGCTGATCTTTGGTCCACGCTCGAAGTTGATTGAACCGAAAGCTGTGGTTGTGGTCTCACTCACGCCAGGCCAGATTTGGCCCTGTCCGCCCGTGCCTGTGCCCGTATAGCCAGTAATTCTCTTTACACGGTGTGAGGTACCGACTCCCTTTTTACGAGGAATACGGTTACGAAGTGGTGTTGGACGTGGTGTGAGGAGCTTTGCAGGAGCTTCCAAGTCGAACGCAGCAAAAGAAGTGCTGAGTGGGCTTGTTAGCGAAATATCCTTTTGGATATCTTGCATAGCTAGACGTTGAGCTGAGATTGCGTTATTCAAGCCAGCTAGAGCGTCTGGTGTTAATGACTTTGTAGCAGCCATAGCTTCAAGAGCTGACACTGGGTCAGCAACTGGAGCTTGTCCTGGAACTGAGGAACCAGAAGAGAGAGCTTTTCCAAGCTCAGCCTGGTACTCGTCCATACGCTTAGCTGCCTTCTTAGGTGATTCGACGTCTGAGAAGAGGTCGGTCGCCTTTGGAGGTGTAAGAGCCAATTTATTTCCTTTCGAGTGGGTTAGTGAATTAGTCCTGGTCTACAGGCTTGCCAGCTTTAGATAAAAACTCTTTCTCTAAAGACTTATAGCCCTTAACCAGAATTGGATCAGAGGTTGCTGCTGCCTTAGCTTTGTATTCCGCAGCCTTGAGCAGTAGCTCGTTTGTTTGTGTCACGGCAATACGTCCAGTGCGCTTTGGCCCACCAGAGACTGCTGCTGACTTTGCTGTTACGAGCTCTGATTCAAGTGCTACCGCCTTTTCCTCAGCTGCCTTAGTTGCAGCTTGAAGTGAAGCGATCTCTGCCTTGACTGATTCAGTCGCACTCTTTACAGCTTTCTCTACGATCTCAGCTACAGCTGACTCGTCGAGAATATCGTTTGTTGCAGCTTCCTCAGCTGCTGGAGTTTCCTCAGATACTGCAACCTCTTCACCCTCAGCTGACTTGATTGAGCCACCGAGTTGATCTGGAGTCATAATGGTTGCAGTTGAGACGTTAGCCGTTGTAGCGATACCTGAGTTATTTCCAGGGATCTGAACGGTAGATAGACCGTGATCTTGTCCTGGCATACCGCAGCCACACTCTAGGCACTTGCCGATAGAGGCTGACTTAGCCATCATACATTTATCGCAAGGAGTAGCTTCGCAGCCACCGTCAGCCTTACAAGCTTTGCAGCCGTCGCATTCGCAGTCAGCGTCAGCTTCCTTTGCAGACATTTCCATAACTGAACCTGACATATCGTTTGTCTCGCCTTCTTCATCTTCGCCGTCTTTCCAGCGAAATAGGTGCTTGATTGCGTCGATAAGCTCTTCAATATCGTCACGCTCATCTGAACCGTCAGCCATCTCGCCAGCTTCAACGATAATAAGCTGAGCTAGTGCGCGACGTGCAGTGTCATAAGACGCCTGATCGAACTTGACTGTATCTCCTTTAGCTGACTTAACCAGCTCTAGGATTGTTTCTGCTAGGACTGATTTAGCCACTGTTTTCTCCTTTGTAGGTGTTACTGATTTTTCTTCTGTCTCAATTAGCTCTTCAACCTGGGTAAGTGTGCTTTCGCCACCGACAGACTTAGCTAATACAAGCTGACAGGTAGGGTTAGCAGGTCTATCAACAAGAGATAGTTCTACGATCTGACCGTCCACGATACGACCGTTAGCAGCCTTTGTATCGCGGATTACGCGTGGGCCTTTAATTCCGATTGAGAAGCCTTTTAATACTTTGTGTTCAACTTTACGAATTGAGTTAGGATCTACAATTTTTGCTTCGACGTAAAATCCGTCTCCCTTTTGCTCATACTCAGTAGCGACACCAGCTGCAATAGAGCTGTGTTGCTCACGAATGTTTCCACCAGACTTAAACCATTCTGGGACCGCTTTTGAGAGCCAGTCGTTGTCGCAGATCTGGTTGTCAATATCCAAGTCGTCAGAAGTCGCCTTGCCATAGACCGTCAGTGTTCCGTCGTCGTTTTTGTCATACTTAAAAATCTCCGCGTAGGAGGTAGCGAAATCATTTGCCATTATTGCTTTCTCCTTGTTAAGTCTAGTTGCGATACTTTCACTCATATTTAGTTTTAAGCTGAGTACACGAGGCAGACTGCGCCTGCTGTTGTACCTGCAGTTGAGATTGCATAAATCGAGTCATTACCGTGCATCCAGATTTGCACAGTTGCACTCGGAGCGAGGATTTGACCTCCATTGACACCAGACGCAACAGTAATTGCGCTATCACCGAGGTAGACAGGTGCTGTGTCGCGGTTTTGGATTTGTACAGCGACGTATCCAACGCCATTAGGCATTGTCAGCAATAGGGTTGGGTTTGTACCCACTGTTACGTTTATATGATTCAGAGCCATTAGAGTCCTATCTGCGTGTGTAAGTAAAATTGTAACGGTTTCACACGCCGTCTGCTTAGGACTTAGGACTTAGTAGGTAGCTCTGGATACTCGAAAGGTACGTCGAGTATATGGCCCTTCTTTTTTAGATCAGTACATTCAGCTGAGAGCTTGTCCCAGAATGCTGACTCTTCTTCTGTCAGTTTTTGGTGGTGCTTTGATTCACCCAGAACGATCTGACGATAAAGCTGTAGCGTCCTATCAGTTGATAGTGCCATTTTTATCCTTTCGCCTTGTCCAGGAATGCCTGGTATCCAGCTGGATCTGTAATGTCCAGCTTTCCTCCACCTCCAGTAGCTAGAAGCACTGGAGATCTTCCTGTGTTGTCCCAGAGATTTACTTTGTCGAATTGTGAAGCTGCCTGAGGAAATACGGTAGAGACTGACGCGTGGATTTCGCGTACGACTGATTCAGGTACGACTCGACCAGTCCGCGCAGCTCTAGAGTTAGCTCGTTCAACAGCTATATCTGAGGGTACAGTTGCGTAATTGCCTACGACTTTATAGCCGTATGAGTGGGCTGTATCTATCTTGCCCTGTAAGGATTCTATTGAGCTATTTCCTGTTCCGTCAAGCACCACGTTTTGTCCGTTCGCGTACGCGCGAGCCTGGATCTCTTTTGCGACATAGCTTGATTCTTCGTGCGAGAACATAGCTGCTCGAGGATCGCCAGATTTGACCATAGCTGCATAGTCTGGGATCTGCTCTTTTACGTCGTCAGCGTTGATCTGTACAGCTTCTCGACCTACAGGGACATCTACCCTGCCACTACTGAGCATAGTGGACTTACCTGACGCTGGACCGCCACCGAGTAAGTGAAGTGTTGGATCGTCAGACTTAGGGACGCCTTCTAAAGCTTTGTTAATAATCTCTTCGTGCAGAGCCTGGCGTTCAGCTGTAAAAGTTGTACCGCCTTTACCGTCAGAGACCAGGTAGGGAGCAGCTGAGCCACCCTTAAAGTTTTCGACCTCTTTGTAAGACAGCGAGCGCCCAGTACCAGCTCTACGAGTATCTCTAAACGTAGAAGATCCTGAGCTGCCAGAGCCAAACCGTCCGCGTTCGTCACGCTCCTGGTCGGGGGAGTATTTGAGAAGCTCAGCTTGTAATCTTTTAAGAGCGTCTGGATACATAGGCTCTGGAATAAATCGTGGGTTGAGAGGATCAACGATTGAATGCTCAAAATCTTTATCCAAGATTTACACCTGCCTCTCGATAAGCTTTTTCAAGTCCAGCACCGTATTCCGTACCCATAACTTGACTTGCAATATAAACGTGATTGCTGGCGAACTCTACCCCGTGTCCGTCAAAAGGTGTAGTTTGGCTAATAGCCGTTGCGTAATGAGCTAATTCGTGTACAAAAGTAGGCTCATTTACCGAGTAACTTCTATTTATGAAAAGACCGCTATATGGCTGACCGCCCTTAAAGCCTAAAACGTATTTTCCACCTATATTTTGAGCGCTTGTAAAACTCACTTTAGGTGTGCCTACAACGCCACCGTTACCAAACTTTTCAATAAACCAGGGCTGGCTAGTAACTTGATTGACGTAAGCTTGCGAACTTTTTGGAGTACCGTTTAGATTCTTTTCTCCGAGAGAAGAGCGAATATCACGTGAGGTTTCTTTTGACCATTCGTTAAACTTTTTAGAATACTCTTTATAGGCTTTATCGTATTCAGCCCTAGTCATTTCGCCTTTACGATACATTTCAACGCTTGGAGGTTGAGGTTTAGGTAAATCCTTAGTAATTGAAGGGTGGTGAGCTTCCTCAGCTTTATAGACAGCTTGTTTTTGTGGATCTGATCTATTTATCTGGAGGTTGTAAATCTCTCGGTGGTTTAGTCCACTGCCACCAGTAGATCCC